TGCATGTGACTAGAAACAAAGAAGCCCACTAAACGTGGGCTTTTTCGATATTAACAGTGCGGTAACAATAACATCAGCAAACTCGGTGAGGGAGTTTTATATAATGTTTAGAGCACGCCATTGTGCTCACGTCAGTATTTAGTTTTGTAATAATCATCAAATATTCGATTTACATTCGAGTTTTTAGGTAACATAAAACCATCACACGGAGACTTAGTTCTACCGCATGAACTACAAGCATGTCTCCAACACTTATTCTTCTCATCTTTAGTATGAATAATCCGTTGATTCTTCGCGTGTCTGCTACAAAGCAAATCGCAAGGTGTCATATTATCTTTTAGTTTAAACTTGCCAGCACTCTCATGTGTTGTATAATCATAGTAATCAACTGTACCACATTCTAGTATTAAGGCTGCTATCATCGCTTTGTCGATCTGTGTAGTGCTGCTCGTTGAAGTGTTATCCGCTTCCGAATCCATCTGGGCATGTCCTTTAGGTCAAAGTGTTTGTATCGATTCCTGTCGTAAAATGCTTCAACGGCGAAAATGGTATTGCCACCAAAGATCTTATACAGGAGTAAGTGAGCAAGATAATGCTGCTCAATAGAAAGATGGACAACACGATTGTCATCCAGCCCAAAAGCGCGAGGTATAACATGATGTCTTTCATAATAACCATCTACTCCTTCCTCAATTGCTTTATAAATCAAATTGTTATAAATCTTTTCGTAATTCATACTAGTATTTACCTGCTCTAAAAAACCGAATAAATACAAGATACTATAACCAAAACGGAGGTTGGCAGATGCCTTACCAATCAGATATAGACATAAAATCTAAAAAACGAATTCTTCGTAAAGATGAAATCGATTTAGACGAATTAGAACGTGTTGCTAAATTACATGCAACAAGAAAAGACATTGCTGAATGGTTCAGATGTTCAACATCAACACTAGATAATGACCCTTATTACAGTGTGATCATTAAAGCACAAAACGAAACAAAACAACGATTAAAACAGAAAGCACTGCAACGTGCACTACAAGAAGATAGTGATATGATGCTCAAATTCTGTTTAACAAATTATTGTAAATGGAGTGACAAACAAGTCACTGAAGTAACTAATGAACTAGGTGAACAAGGATTTACGATAACTGTTATACCACCTGCAGCGAGACCAGATGAAGAACCTTGAACTTATGCAGCATCAGGTTGACTTTATTCAAGATTACCATACTCCATTCTTGGGGTTAGTTGGTGGCTTTAGATCTGGCAAAAGCTACGCTTTGTGCGTTAAAGCACTAGCCATGGCAAGTGTGAATACAAAAGCAGACGGTGCTCTTTTAGAACCAACCTATGGTATGATAACTCGTGTTCTTATTCCAACTATGAATGCGCTGTTGTATAAACTTGGCATTAAATTCGTTTTGAATAAATCGGACGGTTACTACGACGTGCAACTAGGCGGTACTAAAAGAATATGGTTACTATCAGCTGATAACTATGAACGCGCAGCAGGTATGACGTTAAGCTGGTTTGGATTTGATGAAGCAGATACAATGCCAATAAATCGAGCCGAAGGTGCATTTAATATGATGACCAGTCGTCTAACAGTTGGTGAAGCAATCCAAGGATTTACTACTAGTACGCCCGAGGGGTTTCACTTCCTTTTTAAGTTTTTTGAGGAAAATGCAGGTCAGGATAGAAGATTGATTCGTGCATGTACGTATGACAATCCTTTCATAGATCCTATATATTTCAGTAACTTACGTCAAACTCATACAGAGCAACAATTAAAGGCATACTTGTACGGTCACTTTGTAAATATGAGCGAGGGTTCTATCTATTATTCATTTGATAGAAAAACGCATTCAACTAACTTTACAATTGATGACTTTCCTGATGCACCAATACTTGTTGGACAAGACTTTAACGTTGGTAAGAATGCATCGTCAATTGCTTGTGTTAAAGATGGCAAAGTTTACTTTATTGATGAAATCACGGATGCTAACAATACACCGCACACTATTCAGATTCTAAAAGATAAGTTTCCCAATCGTGTCATTTACATGTATCCAGATTCAAGTGGCAAGAATAATAGTACGCGAACGGCAGTGAGCGATATTGCTCTACTAAAAGAGGCTGGATTCCGTTTGTTTTATCCCAATAAGAATCCACCTGTTAAAGAACGTATTGCATCAGTAAACACAATGTTAAAGAATTCGAAAGGTGAAATCAAAATGTTTGTTAACCCATTGAAATGTAAGAACATTATGAAATCACTAGAGCAGCACGCTTACGTTAATGGAGTTCCTGATAAGAATTCAGGACTAGATCACATGTCAGATTCTTTTGGATACCTTATCCATTACAACTGGGCTGTCGTCGGCAAAGGCAATGTGAAACAAATATATTAAAGGAAGATAAACATGCAACAAGAAGAAAAAATACTTGGGTTTACTTTGCAAGAATGGGTCGAAATGACTGATTGTGAAGAGGCTGAAGACGTTGAAAAGGCGTTAGATTATTACGATGGTGATCAAGAAGATGAAATGGAAGAACTCTTATCTGATCCACATCGTGGTCGTAAGAACTGGAAAGAACGTGGAATTATACCCAGATTTCGCAATATAACCAATATGGTTGTTGAAAAGTCTGGTAAATTATTCAAGGATAATGCACCTGTTATCGAAATATTCGATAAAGGATCTAAACAACCAAACCAGCGTGCAACTGATAATCTTTTAGCAGAGTTTGATAAAACTGATTGGCTTGAGTTCTTTAATAACTTAGATTCTACCACACGATTAGTCAAGACTGCAATGGTTTTAGTTCAGTTTGATTCAATTGATAAGTCTTTGGCATTCGAGATCTTACACCGTGGAAACTCTGCAGTGATATTAGATCCAACGATGAAGCACGTTATGGCTTTAATCTATCAAACATCTGAAGCTGATAAGATTGAAACGTATCGTATTATCACGTTAGATGAATATATTGACCTTATTGAAACGGAAGATGCTATCGGAGTGAGCAGAGTAACAATTTCCAGCAGAATCCCTAATCCATATGGTATCGTGCCAGTTGCTGTATTCCACGATACACGTACACCACGAACTGGTTTCTGGAACAAGCCCGGAATGGACTTAATCAGTATCAATGAGTTGTATAACTTACATCTCACTGATTCAGAGTATGCTATCTCTTGGAACAAACTTCCGACTTTATTCACAAACTGTGCATTCGATGATGGCAATACACAACTTGAACTCGCTGTAGCGTATGGTCAAAAGTTACCACATTATATGGCTAGTGAATCATCCTTAATCGGTGGTCCAAGTAGAGTTATTCAAGTAGATTCACAAGGTGTAGATTCTCCATTTATTGAATATAAATCTCCAAACATTGATATCAAACCGCTAGACGAAGTAGTAACCAATTGGATTGAGGCATTTGGCCATGATTGGTCAGTAAGAATGTCAACTGCCACTGGTGGTCACGGTAGTGCTAATTCTGGATTCCAATTGATAGTTGAAGAGATCCCAAATCGCGAGTTGCGTCAGCAACGAGCCAAGATGTTCTCACACGGTTTCAAACGACTATACAAAACTATAGCAACAGTGCTAAACACGCAATATGGGCGTGAACTACTGCCGATTGATAGTGAAGCATTCGTTGAGTTTGGTCAAACTGAACTACCTGCAGATCCAATTCAAGAGCAACAAACTTGGGATTTGGCTATCAGAGGTGGTAGAGCATCAGTAATCGATTACCTAATGGAAATGAAAGGTTTAACTAAAGAAGAAGCCCTAGTTAAAGCACTAGAGATTCAACAATTAAACAGTCAATTTACCACAGTAATGCCAACTGTTCAACAATTACCAACAGGTAATTAACTCATCTTTTAGTATGCATAAATACTAGAATACAATCAACTGCTTAGAACGAGCGAGGAATTAATCAAATGACAGATGTCGTAGAAAATGAAGTAGTAGAAGAAACACAAGTAGAAACTCAAATCGAAGAAACAGTAGATGCTGTTGCTAGACTAAAAGAAGTTGAAGCTGAGTTAGCACAAAAGCAAGAACTTGTCAAGCAATTGCGCAAGTACGAAAAGTCTCAAAAGGAAGCGAAAGAGGCTGCATTAAAAGAACAGAACGAATGGAAAACTCTGTACGAAGAATCTTCTAGTAAGTTGGCTCAATACGAACAACAACTAAAAGATAACTCAATCACGAATGCAATCGAAAGACTTGCTGCTAAATCTGGTGTTAAATCTGTTGCAACATTGACAAAGCTCATTGATAAAACGAAAGTTGTAGTCAATGATGACAATTCAGTAGATGAATCAAGTATTGAATCTCTAATTGCTGAATTACAAAAAACAGATTCAATTCTGTTTGAGTTGCCAAATGTGCAAACTCCAGAGTTGAAGAAAGCCGCAGAAGACGTGAGTGTACTTAACTATGAGACTGAACTCAGAAAAGCTACATCTCAAAAAGAACTTGAAGCCGTAATGAAAAAGTACGGTAAACTAATCTAACATAAGGAATTTAACATGGCTGCATTTACAACAACAATGAGTACTACCTCTACCCTAGACGATTCTATCGTCTTAGCATTTGATCAAGCATTCTTAATTGCTGTTGGTCAAGAAAACGTTATGGACTCTTTAGTTCAAAAACGTGTAGACATTGGTGCAAAATCAATTCAATTAACAAAATACACTCGTTTGGGCTTGGCTACTACACCATTGACTGAAACAGATGACATTGAATCAGTAGCACTTACTGACACAAACATCATCTTAACACCTGCCGAATATGGTAATGTTGTAACTAAAACATCATTGGCATCTTTACAATCAGGTGGCAAAGTCGATTTAGCCATTCCTGAAATGGTTGGTATCAACGCTGCGACAACTATGGATAAGTTGGCAATTCAGGCTCTTGACCAAGCAACTCAAACTTATGTTGTTAGTGGTAAAGCTGCAGGTTCAGTACTTGCAAGCGACGTCGCTGATCGTAAATTCTTCAATTACTTCTACAACCGTTTAGCACGTGCTAATGTACCCAAATTCAATGGTGACTATGTAGCAGTATTACACGATGACGTTATTGCTGATTTACGTGCAGATACAACTACTGGTTCTTGGATCGATATCAACAAATACAGCAACTTAACTGAAATCATCAATGGTGAAGTTGGTATGTTCGCTGGTTTCCGTATCATCCGTAACAACAATGCTACGTATGGTGACCAAACTGGTTCTGGTACTGTAGATCTTTACAACTGTTACTTCTTGGGCGCTAACGCGTTAGGTAAAGCAACTTCACGTCCACTTGGTATGACTTACACTGGTCCTTTCGACAAGTTAGGTCGTTTTGTTTCAGTAGGTTGGTACACAACTACTCAATACAAAATCATTGATACTGATGCTGTTTGGTTGGGCGTTGTTGCATCATCTGTTGGTGCTAACTTAACCTAAGCAGTAACTACAGAATATGGGCAGTGTTACAAGGATGTACCTGCCCATACCCACTAAAAGATAAGGTAAATCTATGGCAACTAAAAAACAAATCATCGAGGCTAGTGCAGAATTGACGGCAGTGGTTGCAGAAGCAGTTGAAGAAATCATTGAATCAACTGTAGAACCCATTGTTACGTTCGTTACTGAACAGTGCTTTGATGTTATAGTAAAAACAGCATTCAAACACGTTATTAACAATCAAGAAATTGTTGGCAACGTTGGTGATGCTGCAACCTTAACTGCAACTCAACTAATGAGGCTGAAGGAGTTCGTAGATGTTAATCGTTGAGACTGGAGTCGGTATTCAATATGCCAATTCGTATGTTTCAGTTGATGAAGCAGATGCTTACTTCACATTGATGGGTAACCTTGACTGGGATGCTGATGATGCTGATAAAGAACAATCACTCATCTTAGCCACTCAATCAATTGATTTACTCTATGCTGAAAAGTTTTTGAGTTGGAAGAAAATAGATTCCAAATCACCATTACTATTCCCAAGACTTTGGTTCTATGATAACAATTATCAGATTGTTACTCAAGACCAAATCCCAGATGCATTAAAACGCGCAACCTTTGAAGTCGCACTTATGTCATTAATGGGTGCTGACATTTTACCACAAGTAAACACTGATGGCAATGTTGCGAGTAGTGCAATTAAAGTAGGTGATCTTGAAATCACAAATCAATGGCGCGGTAAACGTGGAGAAGTTGAATCTTACGCTGGATTCAGAAAGATCGATTTACTTCTACAACCACTGCTCAAGCGTAAACAAACTAAGGTAACGTTAATCCGATGAACTATACTGCTATCCGAAGTCAAATCACCGCTGCACTCTCCCAATTGGGACAGTCTGCTAAAGTAAAACACGCAGCAGGTGGATCATCCATTTGTTCTGCAGTATGGGGTAAGATTGAAGGTGGTGATTTAGATACTCTTGCTGCTGCAATGGTTACAATATCAAATAGAACGGTTTATATTTCTGTTACAAAAAAAGAACCGATGCCCGGCGATCTACTAGTAATTGCTGGTGTAGAGTACGGTATTAACAATGTACAGACTTATTCACCTACTAACATAGCTTTGGCTTATCTTTTAGAGGTAGATAACTAATGAGTTTTTATACAATACATCAAGCATTAGATGCTCACTTAAAGACCGTAGTTGGATTACCGCCACTCCAAGAAGAGAATGTTCGTATCAAGATTGGTAGTGGAAGCAAGCCATGGTGCAGAAGCACTATGATCAATAATCCAACGTCTATTAGTACTGTTGGACCAAGTGGTTATAGCAGATTAAATGGTATTTTGCAAGTAGATTTATACTTTCCAAGTGATTCTAAGTATGCACTTTGTTATGCCATGGCAGACAAAGTAATTGAGAAGTTTCAGGCAGGTACTCAACTTGGCACTATTCGTATCATTAATTCTTATCCTCGTGCTGGCTTTGGCGGTGCACCTAACTATTACACTCTCCCAGTCATAATTGAATGGGAAAACTACGAACAAAGAACTTTATAAGGACTAAAAGATGATTGAAATCAATGGTTTAAAAGTAAACAAAGCAAAATCAGGTTGGTTAGTAACAGATGGTTCACGTGAGTTTGCCATTAGTGAAAAACTTGAAGTTGCTGCTGATTGGTGGTGTGGTTATGAAACTATCAAGTTAATTCTTGAAGCACTCTCCACTCAAACAAAAGTTAAAGAAGAAGACTAATGTCTCGTAATTTGACACCATTGCAGTCTGCTGCTGTAGGTAAGCAAAAGGCATCCCCTTTT